TTCGGGCACGATGAACGGCACGTACGCTGAGCCCCCGTACACCATCAAGACGTTGCTCGATTCCTGCCGATGGGGCGGATACCAGTGAGGTGAGCCATGCCGATTGATCCGGGCAAGTTCTGGGCACGCGTGACGCTGGAAACGCCCACGGCGACAGCCAACAGCCTTGGCGAGCCGGTGTTGACCTGGTCGACGTTTGCCACGGTGTGGGCCAACGTGGAGCCGCTCAGCGCCCGCGAGTCGATCAGCTATGGCGAGGTTCTCGGGATCATGACCCATAAGGTAACGATGCGTTACCTTGACGGGCTGACCTCGGCCATGCGCGTCGATTACAAAAGCCGAAAGCTGGAGATTGGGCAGATCAACGAGCGGGAAAAGCTCTTCTACCACGAGCTGATCGCCACCGAGCGGAGAACCGACGCATGAGCCTGCCAGAAGCCCCCGAGGCGTTCATCTACGGCAAGTTGACCTCCACGGCAGCCATCACGGCCATCGTCGGCATGAAGGTGTTTCCGGTCATGGCGCCGCAGGGGACCATTGCTCCGCTGGTGATCTATCAGCGAATGAACGTCAGCCGCGAGCCGTCGCTGACAGGGCCGACCGGCGTGCCTGTGGTGACGCTCCAGCTCACCAGCTGGGCCTCGAGCTACGAGACGGCAAAGACTCTCGCCCGCGAGATCCGCCTAGCGGTGGATGGCTACACCGGAACCTACGACGCCGTGACGATCCAGCGGACGAATCTTGTGGGCGAAATGGACGGGGCGGAAATGCCCACCGATGATCAGATGCTCCCCTACTACTACGTCCAGCAGTCGTTTGAGTTTCGCATTTCGGAGGCTGTATGAGCCGCGGAAAGCCACCGACAATCTCAATGTCGATGCCAAACTTTGCCGCGCTGCGGGAAGACTTTGCCAAACTGCCCCGGTCCTTGGCCGCCATCGCTCAAGGCTCGGGGCTCAAGCAGGCCATGCAGCCGGCCCTGCGGCAACTCAAGGCCGAGGTGTCGGGCGGTGTGGTCAAGGTAGGGCCGACCGGCAATCTCAAGCGCTCGGTGAAGCTGATCGCCAAGAAGTACAAAAAGACCGGCACCGGCGTGGTTGTGGTTGGCTTTCAGAAAGCCGGCACCGGCAAGTCAAAATCGGCCATGGGCGGCAAGGTGAAGAAGGGGCCGGATCGGGCGTTTCACCAGTTCTGGCTGGAGTTTGGTACGGCCGACCGAGTGATCAAAAATCCAACCGCAAAAGGCTATATCGCCAGCAGTTTCAATTCCCGAGGACCGTTTCGCCTAATCTCTCAAGCGAGGCACGCGAAGCGAGGGCGAAAGCTGGCAAAAAAGGCGGAACGCACGATGCGCCGAGCCCAACGATTTCAAGCCAAAACCGGCTTTGAAGGTGGCGATACCGCCGCGTCGATGCTGGCCGGAATGGCTAGAAGGACTTCGTCTGACGCACAGGCGGCATCCGCTCGCGGGAAACGAGTTGTGACGGCACCGAAATACCCCGGTGCGTTCTTTAAGAAAAGCCGCGATCCAGTGCACCTTGGCCACATGGTTGCCGCGGCCCCCGTCCACACGGCGTGGAACAAAACCAATGCTCAAGTTCGTGGGAGCATGGAAAAAGAAATGCGGGACGCCATAGGCCGGGCTTACAAGCAGATGGAGAAGCACGCCGAGGAGCGGGCTAAGAAACTAGCCGAGGTGGCAGCAGGCCCTGCAACGCCTTTCTAACTGCAAGTCTGCCGGGGGTGAGCCATACGGTGGGGGGTGGCGGAAGTGCCGCCGCAACCCATCGGAGAGCGCCTCATGGCAGCGGATTCGCAGGGCAATACGTTTGTGTTTGCCGGTACGACCTACACGGCAACAAACGTCCAGATTTCGGCCTCCACCAACGAGCTTGACGCCTCGCACATAGGGCAGGCGTCCGGCTCCAAGCGGCTCCTTCAGGCGGCCGCGCTTCAAGAGTCGGACGAGATCACCGTCGACTACTTCGGCTCGGCCCTCGTTGCTCGAGGCACGACGGGCACGCTGACCATCGGCAGCTACACGGGCACCGCCACGTGCTATTCGTCCAGCCTGACCTACGCCGTGGGGGAGCTCGTAAAGGGCAACGCCACGCTTAAGTGCTCCTGATGAGGAGCGGTTATGCCATACCATTCGCAGGGCACAACCGTCACCTGGGGCAGCGTTACGCTCGGTGAGGTCACGACCGTTTCGGTAGACGGGCTGTCTGCCGACTCGGTGGAAACGACTTCCCGCACTTCCCTGAGCCGAGTCAAATCGTTCCGCCCGGGGGACGTGGACTACGGCACGGTGTCGCTGACGCTCCGCGGCACAAACGGGATGTCGACCACCAACGTTGGCGCCACTGCTACGCTCACGATCAGTGGCCCCGGTGTGTCGTGGACGTTAACTCCAGCGATGTACCAAGGGCTCGGGTGGAGCGCCGGCGTGGGCGAGCTCCAGGCGTACAACCTCACATTTAAGGTGGGCTGATGGTATTGACCAAAGACGCGATCCTCGCGGCCGACGACGGGAAGCTGCTCAAGGTGGCCGTGCCGGAATGGGGCGGGGATGTTTTCATCCGCGTCATGACCGTGGGCGAGCGCGACGCCTACGAGCTTGAGTACCAGCGAAAAAAGGCCACTGGGCTTGACGATTTTCGCTCCAAGTTCCTTGCCAAGTGCCTTTGCGACGAACGCGGCCAACGGATCTTCGGCAACGGCGACGTGGAGCAGCTGGCGGCCAAGAGCGCCCAGGTAGTCAACCGACTTTGGGAAGCGGCGATGAAGCACAACGACCTTGACGAATCAAAGATCGAGGAGCTGGCAAAAAACTAAAAGCCCGACCAGACCGGGTGTTTTTGTTTCGTCTGGCAGGGCATCTTGGAAAGACCCTGAAAGAGCTTGGAGAGATGGAGCTCGACGAGTTCCGCGAGTGGTGGGCGTATTGCCGATTCGTGGAACCTTTTGGGCGGGAGTGGCATCAAGCTGGAACGCTGGCCGCGGCGGCAATCGCTCCGTACTGCACGCGAGGCAGGGTTCCGAAGCCGGAAGATTTCATGCCGATTGAGTGTCCACCGCAGACGATGGCCGAGATCGAGGCCGAGCTGGCAAAATTGAAACGGTCGTGACATGGCAACTACTCTTGCACTGGCGATGAAGGCGTCCATGTCGGCCGCTGGAGTGGTCTCCGGCGCCGATCAAGCGGCCAAGGCACTCGACAAGTTTGGCAACGCCGCTGTGCGGGCCTCGCGCGACGCGTCAGTGATCAAGAACATCGAGCTCGGCAAGCTGCTCGGCGGCGGAATTGCCGCTGTCGGCAACACGCTGGCCAACCTCGGTAGTTCGATGGGCTCCTACGCCATCGGCGTGGCCAACGCAGCCGACGCCACTAACGACCTGGCCCAGCGGACGGGCATTGGCGTCGAGGCCCTCCAGTCGCTCCAGGTGGCTGCCAAGCTGGGTGGCGTGGACGATGCCTCCGTTGCGTTTCAGAAGATGGGCGTCGCCATCGGCAAAGCCATCGACAACGGCGACGCCTCCGACTTTGAGAAGATCGGCCTGAACTTTCAAGAGCTTGCCGTGATGGCCCCGGAAGATCAGTTCCGGGCTATCGCCGCGGCCATTTCCGCCGTGCCCGGCGAAGCAAGCCGCGCGGCTGCGGCCGTCGCCATCTTTGGCAAGAGCGGGGCCGAGCTGCTGCCGTTCCTTGCCAACCTCGACAGCGTCGAGGAACGAGCCCGCCGGCTCGGCGTGGTGCTTTCCGAAAAGCAGATCGGAAACATTGCCGGCATGAACGACGCCCTTGACCTCGCCCGCAAGTCGTTCGACGGCATAACCGGCCAGGTGGTGGCCAACCTTGGCCCGGCCGTCACGTCGATGGTGGAAGAGTTCCTGGCGTTCGTCGAGGCGTTTGGCGGGGAGGGCGGATCAGGGCTCGCCAACGCGGTGACGGCGGCGCTGTTCGACGGTGCCCAAATGCTGGCCGAAGTGTTCGACCGGTTTTCCGCTCAGTTTGCGGATTGGATGGGTGGGTTTGGCACGTTTGAACAAACGCTGGCCAGTTCCGCCGAAACGTTTTCCGCTATAGGCAACACGTTCACGGCGGTTGGCGAGACGCTCCGATACGTGTTCAACATTTTCGAGATCGTCGGAAACAACATTTCCATCGGGCTCGGCAAGTTCATTGAAACGGCCGGCTGGCTGTTTGGCAACGACACTTCGGAGCAGTTCGGCAAGAACATGGCCGCGGCGGCCTCGGCCGAGCTTGAGAAAAACAAATCCCAGATGGAAGCGGCTAAAGCCAACGCGGCCGGCGCCGTTGGCGGCTTGCTGTTTGGCAACGAGCCAGGCGCGGCAGGTGGCCCCGGCGCCGCTGCTCGAGGTGTCGCCGCGGCCCGCGCCAAGTTTGGCGAGAAAGAAGACCCAGCGGCCAAGGCCAAGCGGGAGGGTGAAGCCAAGCTGGAACGCCAGCAGGCCTTGCTCAAAAAGAAGATGGACGATGCTTTAGTGAAGGTGAAGGCCGACCAGGCCCAGCGCGAAAAGGCCGCCGAGGCTGCCAAGAAAAAGGCCCTTGATGACGAAGCCAAGATGCAGGAACGGGTGAACAAGGGGGGCGAGTTCCGCGGTGCCAACGCCGCGCTCCTCGACAAGAAATCCAGTGCCGCCCTTCAGGCCAACGACATCCGCACAAGCGAGGGCATTTCGGGCTACCTCGCTCTCGCCACGGGCAGGGAAGATCCTGCCGTCGAGGAATATCGCAAGCAGCACTCCACGCTCATGCAGCTGCTGGCCGAGCAGCGAGCCCAGCGGACGGCCAACGCCGAAATCCTTGGAGCCGGCGCAGCATGAGCGCTATCAGCACCATTGAAAAATCCGACGTGAGTGCCAGCCGCAAGTTTGGCGAGGCGCCGGTGTTCACGCGTTCGTGGATTGTCGAGGTCGACGACCCGACAACGCCGCAGACGCTCATCAGCCAGGCCCCCGGCGTGGTATTCCTCGACAGCCATCCCGAGGCCGGCTATTCCCGGGCTCTCGACGTGCGCGTGGAGAACTACAGCGGCTCGAGGTGGCACTACCTTGTCACGTGGCAGTACGAGGTGCCAAAGGTCCAGAACACTACGCAAAACCCGCTCAGCCGGCCAGACGTGTGGAAGTTCACCACGGGCGGTATGAGCATTCCGGCCCTCTGGTACTACAACTCAAGCAACCAGCAAAAAACGCTGGTAAACACGGCCGGCGATTTCTTTGAGGGGGCGATGACCGACCTCTCGACGTTGTCGGCCCACATCAGCGGCAACCGCTCCACGTTCAACTACGCCGTGGCGACGGCAGTGACAAACACGCTCAACGACGCCGCCTACATCGGCGGGGCTCAGTATTGCTGGAAGTGCGACGGCATCAGCGGCGAGCCGGCGGTGGAGGTGGTCAACGAGCAGGAGATCCGTTACTGGAAGGTCGAGGTGTCGCTCACGTACCGGCCGGACGGCTGGCCGATGCTGTTGCCAAACGTCGGGTGGAACTACGTCAGCGGCGGCCAGAAGAAGCGGGTGTATGTCTACGACCCAGACACGGGCGACAAGATCGCCTCGGCCAATCCGCAGCCGCTCAATTCCGACGGCTCCCTGGCCACGACCTACGTGGGCGAATCCAACCCACCCGACATTCTCACGCGTCGCGTCCATGCGGCCGTCAATTTTGGCTCTTACTTCGGCTATCCCACGTTCTGAGGACGCAATGTCAGACATCAATTACTCGGTAAGCGTGAACGCCAGCAAGGGGCCGCTGTCGCAAATGTTTGCGGCCTCGGGCGTGACGGCCGACATGGCCGCCACCGGTCTCTACGCGGTCAGCCTGACGCTCGGCACGGCCGTCACCACTGTTTCCACGGCCTCGCTCTCCAGCGTTGGCGTGTGCGTGGCCCGGGCGCTCTCCACGTCCACCGTTTCCACGCAAACGGTGTCGTTTGGCCGCTACGCGGGCGGCACGCTGTACGAGGCCATGACGTTGCGTCCTGGCGAGGCGGCCGTCCTGCGGCTCGCTGCGGGCTCCTACGCGGCCAAGGCGTCGGTAGAAGGGCTTCCGCTCCTGCTCCAGATCCTCGAGGGCTGACACATGGGCGAGGGTGCCGGCAGCGATTATGTGCGGTTCTCTCGTTCTGCCGGCCAGCGGATCGCCAAGGCCGTCATTGCCGTTGAGAACGGCAGCAGGGATCAAGACGCGATCACGTTCCAGCCAGCCCTCGGCGTGGCCGGCAAAGTGTTTCGCATGGGCACGTACGGCACCAGCTCATGGGCTGTCGACACGTCAAAAACGATCACGTTCCTGAGCTCGACCAATACGGCCACGGTCTACAACGTCTTTGGGGCGCTGCCCACGGCGGCAAGCTCAAGGCAAGTGGCTTTCGCTAAAGACGGCACTGCGTGGTATCTGCTCCAGGCCCGCTGCCCGTGAGGTGATGCGATGGGACTTGGTGGGCTTGGATTGCCGTGCGGGGCGTGCGGATGCGTGTCGGCCGCATGTACGCAAGACGGTCCATACGTGAGCGACACCGCTGCGGATGACATTACGTGGATTGCTCAATCGTTTGTTGCTCCTTCTGGCGGAATCACGCTCAGTAAGGCAACGTGGGCGATTAATTCGTACGTGCCACTCAGCGCAACTCTGATTAGAGGAGTGGCAACCAACTACCCAAAATGCTTCCTCTACTCAAGCAAGGCATCCGGGTCTAGCCAAGAGCCAGACACACAGCTTGCGCAATTGTCTGGCCCGACAACGTTGGCAAGTAATTCGTGGGAGTTTACGGCCAGTTATTCGCTAACCGAAGGAACGAGGTACTGGATTGTTTTAATCAACAACGGGACTCCAGTTTTTTACAGCGTTCCTGAGTGCCCGAGCATCCCAAGCTGCTGCGGTGAAGCGTACGCATTAAGGTTTTCTCTTGGAGGTGCGTGGTCGCCGAGCGCACTAAATCCAGCCGATCCGTTTGTGATGACAATCAACTGATGATCCGCCGAGCTAAAATCACCGACAACGCAAACGGCCACACGGTAGTTTTGTGCGAGTGCGGCTATGGAGGTGTCGGCGTTCGTTTGCTTCATGAATGCCAATTGGAAACAAATCCTCCCTGCGGCCCCGGCTGCCAACTCAAACGCTCGGTGGCGTGGTGGGGCATCCGCGACGACGGCTCATGCGGCTGCGATTCCTATGCGGCCCAGATGGACGCCTGGGGACCGGACGAGTGCTTCCGCCGGATCGAGGAGATCGTTGACCACCTCCGCGAATCCGCCGGGAAGAAAAGTCTGCCGTTCTTGGCGACGGCAGCTCGCATGATGGTGGCACGGGCAATTGAGGCCGCTGAACAGGAGCAAGCCCATGGCCAAAAAGCCCAAGCCGAAACCAGAGCGGCGAACGTGGGACGGGCTCAGTGAAGACGACGTGACGGGGGCTGAAGAGGCCGAAGATGCCATGCCGATGGAGTTCGGGCGAAAACAAAAACCGAGGCTCAACGATGGCGAAAACCAACCCGACAAGACTGCCGGCAAGTAGCTCTCTGGCCGACGCAATCCGCGCGGCCATCCCGCCTACGCCCCGCGGAACGTTGCCCTGGTACGAGCGCCTTCCTGCCGACAAGCGTGCCGAGCTTGAGGAACTGAAGCGGGAGCATAGAGCCGGGTTGCTTCCGGGCACGAGATACGGATTGGCAGCGACCATTTCCGAGCAGCTACGGCTCCGCGGTTTGGCCAATGTTGGGATACAGGGGGTGTCGGCATGGCTCAGAAAAAGCTGATCGACGCCGTCCGCGAGGGTGCCGCCGAGCAGGACAACCTCGACCGCGACGCGGAACTAGCCCGGCTCCGTGCCGAGGCCGCCGGCCTCCGCAGCAAGTACAAGGCCGCCCTAGGCCGCATAGACGCCGAGCGGGCTCGGGCCGACGTGATGGCAGGGCTCCGCGGCATCGCCCCGCACAGGGCACGCCAGCGGCCCGGCAAGGCCAAGCGGCACGCGGCCACCATGGTGGTGCTCTTGTCTGATTGGCACGTCGAGGAACGCGTCGACCAGGCCACCGTCAACGGCCTCAACGACTACAGCCTGGACGTAGCAGACCAGCGGATCGCTGAGCTCAGCGAGCGGCTCGCCGTCATGCTCGAGCACGAACGCAGGTTGGCCGAGATCCGCCGCGTGGTGGTCTGGCTCGGTGGCGATTTCCTGTCGGGCCACATCCACGACGATACCGCCGAGCTCGCCCAGTTGGCCCCCCTCGCGGCCACCCGGTGGGCTGGGGAACGAATCCGCGGGTTCCTCGACAACGTCGCCGGCCAGGCCGACGAGGTGATCGTTGCGACCAATTCGGGCAACCACGGCCGCAGCACAGAAAAGCTCCGCATCGGCACCGAGATGGAGCACTCGTTTGAGCAGCATCTCTACCTCACCCTCGCCGCGGCCGAGACAAAGCCAAACGTCCGCTGGCACGTCGGCACCGGCTATCTCAACGTGCTTGACCTTGATGGATTTCGCGTGCGGTTTCACCACGGCCACGCCGTGAAGTATCAGGGCGGGATCGGCGGCATCCACGTGCCTCTAAACAAAAGCATCGCCGCGTGGGATGCCACGCTCCGCGCTGATCTCACGTGCCTCGGCCATTGGCACCAGTTCAGCTGGGGCCGATCCGGCCGCTATGTGTCGAACGGATCGGTGATTGGACACTCGGCCTACGCTGTGCGGATCAAGGCCAACTACGAGCCGCCGTGCCAAGCGTGCGTGGTGATCGACCACGAGCGGCACGAGGCGACCAAGGCTTTCCCGCTGTTCTGCGACCGTGATCTGAGGAAGAAATGAACCTGCGCCCCGGCTCTGCTGAGTTCTGCTCTGTGCTCGTCGAGATCGAGCAGCTGCACCTGCGGAAGACGCTGGATTACGGCTGCGACGAGGACGCTCTAAGCAACATTCGCTCGAGCTCGGACGTGATCAGCGTCACGCCGTGGGCCGGCTGCATCCTGCGAATCAGCGATAAGATGCACCGGCTGCGGAGCTACTTCCGCCGTGGCCGCGTCGAGTTCGACGGCGTTGAAGACACGCTGCTGGACATCTCCGCGTACGCAGTGATCGCCCTGGTGCTCTACCGCGAATCGAGGACGGCATGCCAGAGCTCCAGCCCCTCACCGAAAACGACCTTGTGCGAATCGAGCATCGAGCACGTCGATTCCAGGGAGCGTGGACCGGCACCAGCGGCACACTCGCGGCCGACGTGATGCGCTTGCTTGCCGAGCGGCGTAGGTTGCTCTGCGAGATTGCCCACATGGAGAACCGCAAACCGATCCCCGACAAATAGGCTGGCGTTTTCTCCCTTTCCGCCGCCCGCGCCGCCTCCACCGTCTCCTCTCGGTGGGGGCGGTTGCGTTTGATGAGTTGACATACGTCAAGCCACGTCCGGCACAAACTCGGCGTCTGGGCCTCCAAGCTGCGGCAACCGGCTCACGGCAGTCTCTGCCGGCCGCACGATGGACGGATCAAGGTAGACCGCGGTCGTCCGCGGGTTGCTGTGCCCGAGGTGCTCCGAGGCGTTGCCTCCAGCAGCTGCTAGGTACGACGCCGAGCTCTTGCGGATCGAGTGCAGGCCTCGCACCTGCACGCCGGCCCGCTTCCTCAACAGATCCCACGACGCATAGAGCGAATGGGGTTTGCCCGGGTAACGCCAGACCAAATCGCCAGGGGCGGCGCGATGCAGGCTGAGCTGATCGGCCAGGCCCTGGCTGATAGCCCGCACGATATCGCGGCTACGCCCCTTGCGGGTTTCCGCGAGGAACGCGACCTGAAGCCCCTCGAGGTCGACCTCAGACCAGCGGAGTGCCATAAGAGCCCCGCGACGCTCGCCCGTCTCAAATGCCACGCGGATCAACGTGCCCCAAAACCACGCCACCGGCAGATCGCCGTACATCCGCCGCCTCCCGGTCGACGCCGCGGCCATGAGCGCCTGCATGGAATCGACCGTAGCGGCCTTTGGAGTGCGGTGAACCAA